TATATTATTTAAAGTTTGTGGTGCAAAAAATGTCGGCAAACAGAAAGTAAAAGTAAAACCAGTTGAACATCATTATGAAGAAGATGGTGAACCAGAATACATTAAATATGGTTGTCCTTTATGTGAAAGTTTGGGAAATGATTATAGAAAAGTTTATTCACACTCATCTGGGTTGTTTGATGAAGATAAACAATTTAATCAGTTCTCATTTTCAAAAGGAACTCGCAACTGTCCTATATGTGGAATTAATATTGATTGGGATTATAAGAAATAATGTAATGATGGATCGGAGGTAGATTGATATGAAAAAATACACATGGGATGAAATTTATCAGAGAGCAGATGGATGCTGTTTTGGAGAGGATAATTTAAATGCAAAGGATAACGCAAGAGAAAATGTACGTTGGCTTGCATTGGAATGGGGAGAAGATGACTTAGAAAAAGCAGAGTGTCCAGAAGATGAAGTGGATTACTATTGTGATAAATACAATATCTTGTTTGACGAAAATGGTCATATAGTTGATGGATGTATTGATTATGCCAAACTTGCTATTGTTATAATTAATGAATTCGAAAGTGATAGAGAGGAATCAGGAAGAAGAGAAATCGAAAGAGGAATGAGACTTCTACTTAGCAAGTACGTTTCAAAAAACGAAAGAAAAATTATTGATGATGTTTTTATGACTCTTACTGGGTGGAACTTGAAATCATTATTAGAAAAATCAATAGAAATTGATGATATGGAGGTATGGTGATGAAGATCATAAAAACATGGTGTGAAAACACAGAAGAGGGGAAAGATTATCTTGAATACAACGGATATCAACCTATTTGCAGACTTACAAAGGATTTGTGGTTAGTTAAAAGAGTTGGAAACAAACTGGACGATGTAGAAATTATGTAGATGAAACAGCAATTTTTATAACTGGAGGAAATAGTGAATATTATAAGAAAGATGAAATATAAAGTTGGTCAGAAATTCATGGTGGAAATGTGTGAAGGTTATCATTTGTCAAAGATTGTTAGAAGAGAAATTGAAATTTGCAGAATTGATGAATGTACTGGATTAATATGGATAAAGTTTCCGTTGACATGTGGTGGATATAGAAAAATGTTTGTGTACGAGAGAGATCTTGATTCGATGGTTGTTAATTGACTAATTTAAAAGAAGATGAAACGTAGATTTCAAAACGAAAAGGAAGATGATTATACATGAAAAAGATTATTGATGGAAAAACATATAACACGGGAACAGCGAAAGAAGAGTTAATTAC